TTGGCTGGTCTTCGGTATTTGTCTCGGTGTCCGGTTCCGAATCGGCGTTGATCCCCGATGGCGTGTCTTCATCTTGTTGGCTTGGCTCGTCTACGTCCTGTAATACGGGTTCATCATCAAAAGATGTGATAACGTCGTTCAACTCTTCATTCATTTAAAGCACCTTCATGGTTATTTGAGCCGACAGTAGCGCTGTCGTACCGCTTACGTCATTATTTTGGCGTCAATTTGTTGGCGTGTCAAATATTTGGCCATTATTTACACTAGACAACATATTCTGCTGCGCTTCTTGGTTAAGTTGCATTGCATACTTCTGCTCCATCTCTGTCAGCTTAAGCATCACGTCATCAATCTGCTTTTGCTTCTGAAGGTTTAGCTTCTCTTGCTCTTGCATGATTTTCGCCATGCGCTCTTGGATTAAGCTGTTGTAATTCTCAATCATCGCCTGAGTTACCGGAGCCATCTGCTGCGCTTGTTGAGCCGCTTGCTGTTGCTGTTGTTGAATCAACATATCAGCTTCTTGCTTCTCTTCGTCAGTCATTTGCGTGTCAGGTATCATGCCTTGCTTGAGCATTGCAGAGCGTTTGCGTTGGCGTATTTGCTCAGCGCCTGGAACATCAATCGAGCCATAAACAATATCTGCCGCCTCAATCATCAAGCTTTGATCAATGCCAGCAAGCGCAATCAATCGCTCTGCTGCTTCGTTTCTGCGTGATTTAAACGCCTTGTCAAGCTCGACAACTACGTCATATTTACCTTGTGATAAGTCGTTAACCGTAACCACTCGTCCGGTTTGCTGGTCGATTACTTCTTCGTTAATCGTTACCATGTCGTCAGTGCCGTCATCGTTTAGGATGCGTAGTTGCCGTTGGTTATCATAAACCTTCGGGATTGCAGAGATAATCATATTGGCAATACGTCGCACAGCAATAGCGGTAGAGTTTAACCATTTAGTTGTCTTGGCGTCGCCCTTGCTAATCATCTGCTCAACAGCCCATCCAGATTGATAGCGAGGGTTAGCGCCTTGCTGTGCAGAGTAAACGCCGCCTTGCTCGGCCATGTCTTGATTCGATGCGGCTGCGGCATTGGCTAGATTAGGGTTAATCTGCGGGCCTGCTGTCTCAAATGGCGGTGGCGCTTCGCCGTCTGCTGTGTAAATCAGCACCGGATCAGCGCTTGTGTTCATTTCACTAAGCTGCTTCTGTGTTAGCTTGTTGCTGACTTGCTTGGCAGTCATTAACAGTTTCTTACGTGGAGCTAATGCGCCCTCTTCAATCTCGCGGCTTCGTGCGTAGTTGTAGACTCGTTGAGCATCCATCAAGCGCCGAGTGATTGATGAATAACTGATATTGCCGTCGAATAGCTCAAAGTTGCCGTAAACAGGGATAATAGGAATTGAATCCCAAACCGTTAGCATTTCAGCGCCTAGCCAATCCTGACCATCTAGGAAGCGGCTATACACTTTCACTGCCGGAACTTTGCGCGTGCGCTCTACTTCAATGCCAAGCAAAGCTAGTTCATCAATGATTGATTGCGTTTCTTTGGTTAGCTCGATTACTTTGCCGTTACTGAGTAAAGCAAGTGTTTTTTCGTATGGTCTAGCGCACAAGTATTCCAAGAATGTGGCGACGTCGCTGCGCTCTTCTTTGGTGTAATCTTCTGCATCAATACCAACACTGATGCAAGGTCTGCCGTATTCTTTTTCAAACTCTTTCGAGTCCATCGCCCGAAGCTGCCAAGCCTCTTTTGCGTCTGAGCCGTCTTGTTTTTCGTGATAGCCAAGCCATACCCGATTGACTGAGTCAGGCACAGACTTGATCAGAATGTCCTGATCAAAGCCTTCACCTGACCAACCTGTGTCTAGTCGAATGAAGTCAACACCGCGTCGGCAAATCCGGCGAGTCGATTGGCGGTAAATGGTCGAAGCATCAGACAAGTTTTCGATGTAGCGGATAACGCCTGCATAAGTCTCTGACAACTCTTTAGTCGCACCGCCGCCTGCTGGTCTAACTCTAATGCCAAAGTCCATACCTTCGACTTCAGCCATGATGTCGTCAATGATTGGATTGACTTTATCAAAAGTGAACTTTGGACGGTTGCCCATTGCGTTGACTACGTTATCTTCCCACTGGCCGCCTTTCTCCAAGCAGAAGTAGTCTTCTTCTCTGGAAAGCTCGCGGTTGTCGTGTTCGTCTGACTGCGCTTGGACGAATGCTGCCAAGCAGTCTTTTGGATCTTTTACCATAATGATTTGAACTCCAAATCTGTGAATGTTTCTTGTCCAATGCTGGATTTCTGCACAGCATATCGCCGCATCATATAAGCATAACGTATGGCGTCTAGTAAGTCATCGCTGGTCTTGACAATCTTGCCTGATTCGTCGCGGTGGTAATTCATCTTTTCATCAAAGAAGTCGGATATGTGCGCGAACGCTTTGAATCTGCCTTCTTGCATTAACCGGTAAAGCTCAAGAATGCCAGCCTCAACACCGTTACCGCCATCTTGCCAAGTGGCGTGTGCGTGGATCATGTTAAAGCCTTCTTCGGCATAGTATGACTTCTGCTGCTTGCCTGAACCTTTCTCAGTTTGCAAGCCATCCATCGGCCAAGCTGTAGGCACATCTTTGGCCCATGATTTTACACTTGACCACGCCTCAGGCGGCAGCGCTCTTGATTTCTTCCATGCGTGAGCTAGATAGAAAGTGTCTGCGTCTTTATCCCACCACAATTGAATATGCGCTTGAGGATGATCAAAGCCAAAGTCCATGCCGTCAATAACCCACCACTGCGGTGGACACTCAAAAGGCTGCACCTTGACTTGGTTGTCGCCTATGTCGTAAATCAAGCCGGATCCAAGTAGCGGCAAGCCTTTTGTACGCATGTCGCGCTGCCACTCTGGAAAGCTGTTAAGTAATTGCGTCTTGGTTTCTTCGGTTAAGTGCAGAGCATCATCCCACGTTGCGCGCTGCATATACTGACCATCGCCAGGATTATCCATGAATTGAACCACTAGCTCAGTGCGTCCGTTTTCCGGTGTGAATGTCAGTATACCTCTGCCGCCTTTCCCTTTATCACCTGTTGCTGTACGTGTTAGCACTTGCGGAAATATCGCTTTATCTCTTGGCTCTTCGTCGATGTGGTAGAAGTCAACACTATCACCCATTAAGGCGTGTTGCCCTTGCGAATAAGACCAGAATTGACAGATTGACTCAAAGCCGCTTGAGTGCTTAACTCGCACCTCACGCATAGCTCCACTTGTGCCTGTTGCACTTAACCAGCCTACAATCTTTTCCTTTGGTATTAATCCGCCTGCAAACTCACCGCCTTCCATGCGTCCGAATAATTCCATCTGCAGCAAGTCGCGTGTCTTTTCCATGGAATAACCAAGCAACCAGCACCTAGGCGCATGACTGAACCTGTGGCCTTGCCAGTCGTCAGGATATTCGCCGGTAAGATGGATTGCATCAACTACTAATCCTGTGCGTGTCTTACCTACTCGGTTAGCTGCCATCAACATGCAAGAGCGATTGTCGGCTGTTGCCGCTATAAACCTACGCTGCCACTCATAAAGCGACTTGTAATTATTGGAAAGTTTGCGGCCTTTCTCGCGCTTCTTCTTCTCTTCAAGTAGCGTGATCAGCTGAACCTTTTCGAGCTTAGTTAGAGCCATGAGTTAGCTCTAAAATTCGCGCCTCAAGCTCTGCGTCCGACATTTTGTTAACGTCGATTGAGCCGGAGTGTTCGACCTGTTGCTTGTCTGCAAATCGAGGCAGCACTTTTGACAAGTACCATTTGCGAGTGTCAACCCGTAAGCGTGAACGCTGAATGTGTTCACCGTTTAACTTGTAAGCTACTGCGCCTTCACCATCTGCCGACTCCATGTAATCATTGCGCCCATCGTCAGCAATTTCCATTAGTTCATCTGCGAGAACTTCAGCTTGAATGCGCCGAGATTCTGCGTAATGCTCCGAAAATGTTTCATGCTTACCGCATACCAACCAAAGCATAACCGTTGACATGACTGGCATGTGGTCGCTTTTGCAGATGCTTCTCAATGACTCGCCGCTTGCTATTCTTGCGCAAATCTCATTTGCTAAGTCATCGGTATACGTACTTGGCCTGCCTGACATAGATTTCCCCTGTAGTCAATAATTAACAAAGTATAGCGCACAAAAAAGCCGCTGTTAAGCGGCTAATTCTTCAGTGCAATCCAAAGCAGGATAAACGCTATACAGGGAAGCGGAAACGCTATGATAAGCGCAACCACTCCGGCGAATAGTCCAATGGTTAATCCAGTCCAAAACATAAACTTAATTAGTGACCAGATTAGTGCGGCGATAATCTCTATTAGTTCCATCACTCCAACTCCGTTATATCAAGCTCAACAATATCATCG